CCGTAACGAGCGTACTCAAGACCGAACAATGCGTTCAAGCCCGGGAGCAGCTCTTTCAGTAGTTGTGCGCGTGAAATAGCCATTTAAGTGCTCCTTATTTACCAAGTACGTTGTTGTAGGACTGATAGCCAAAGTTAAATTTGACGATCACTTCGGGGTACACAACGTTTCCGCTCGACACGTAGGACGTATCAGGCACCAGATCAACGATCCGGAACGGAAGTGCAGTGGTAGTGTTGCTGTAGTAAATACCAGTCTGGGCGTTACCATAAGTAGTATTTGGAGAATTCAACACCAGCGCAACGTTTGTACCAAGGGCGGTCTGTTGCACAGGGGCAATAACCAGACCAGTAGTGTTAGCAGTATCACCCACAGATGCAACTTCATACAGCGCGTCAGGATCATCGCTGATATAAGCATAAGCATCAGTAACGCCAGAAGCAAACCCGGGCCAGAATTGGCTGTAGGTTGGCTGCTTAGTTACGGGGTTAGTGTAGCGGCATCCAAGGAATACACCTAGAACACCAGCCACTGCAGAGGTATCTGCTGCTAGCGCAGAAGCAATCACAGTACCGGTTGTATCCAGCTGAACTACTTGACCGTTATATAGAGCGGTGTTGTAGTTAACCGAACCAGTAGTGATAGCAATCTGACGAGTAGCTCCAGCAAATACCTGCCCACCGATCAGATTGATCGGTTTCAAACCATACGGTTTGTCAACGGTAGGATAAGCCATTTATTACTCCTAAAAAGGGTTATTTAGAACCAGAACCAAACCCGACACCCTTAGTTACAGACGTTTTCTTTTCGCTGAATAGGGGCATACGGGCATCGCTTGACCTCATGAAGTTGTTATCAACAGACTCCATTTGGGCTGTGGCTTGTCGGTTGTAGTACTCATTGCGTGATTCAGCCAATTCTTCTGGCATTGAGCACAGCATTAGTCCGCCAATTTCGACGTTGCCGTTTGCATTACCTTGCAGTAGCAGCTCAGGATAATCCGAAGCGCTGACTGGTTCCCATCCTTCACGCATCTTTTTAGATACGTTAGACGCATGCGTCTGACCTAAAATCTCGGTGGCAACCCACCGATGCTTCAAGCCCGGGCGTGGATCCGGATTGGGGAGAGTGCTTGCTGGTCGATAAACCATACGTGCATCGCTCTCACGTGTTTGAAGGTTTCTAGGTGTGCGATCTTCTTTCGCACCGTCACGACTAATTCTTTCAGACATGGTTAGGACTCCGAGTTAAGTTTAAGTACTTCACGAGCATACTGTTCATTAGTAAGGTTCAGCCGCTTGGCTAAGGCTTCTTGGGTTTTAGTCAATTTGACACCCACCTTCTTACCTGCAGTACGAGTTGGAGCAGCAACAACGGTTGCCGGACGTTTCGGTTCCCTCCGCGCCTCACCGAAATAATCGGGAAACACTTCACGCAAGCGAGCGTCAATTCGCTCGTAGTAAGTATCGGTCCGAGGATCGATACCGTTTTCGACCAGCTTTTTGTGCACAGCCAGCGCGAGACTGGTCATCTCATCATCTTGCCCGAACCATTGGTTACGGGACTGCCACCTCGCCGCTTTGGGATCGTACGTGGCACCAGATTGCTGTTGCGTTGTTTGACTATATACATCAGTCTCAGGGATTTGTAAAGCACTAGGTCTAAAAGATTTTGCTTGCTCCAATCGGTACCGAGCCGCAGCCAGTTCTTCTTGCGCCGCAATAATCTGGTCGGTATCGTAGGTTTCCTGAGCTTCCTTCAGCTTTTGACGGGCAAACTGCATCTCCATCTCAGCCTTAGAAGCCGCCATTTCGGTGTAAGTCTGCGCCCCAGCGTTATAGGTTTCCCGTAAACGCTTGTTTTCTTCTAATAGTTGCTGGGCGATCCGGGCAGCTTCTTCTCGTTCCCGAAGTGCTGCTTCCTTGGCACGACGTTCATCATGGCGGGCATGACTCAACTCCTTAATCCGCTTTTGGACTTTGTCGCTGTACTCTGCGACTTCGTCGTCAGACAGATCCTCAACCTCACGCTCCAAAGGCTTGCGCCCACGGTCTTCTGGCGGTGTATCGTCTACAACCTCCAGTTCGATATCGGATTCTTCAGAAGCTGACTCATCCACGCCAGAATTGGCTTGAACGTCATCTTGCTCGTCAGGAAATTTAAACTCTTCTTTATCGTTAGTTGACATTTTTAACTCCTATTAAGCGCGGGTATATCCGCGTGGGTCTTCAACAACCGCCTCAATTTGATCATCATTGAGTAAGCGGAACTCGCGTCCGTGGACTTTAAAACGTGTACCGGAGTAAGCCCTAACTAACACAAAGTCACCTTCTTTACACCACGGGCCACTTGAGAACTTAGCCGTGTCTTTGTACGCGTCGGGGCCAACACCCACCACAAAAAGCACAGTTGTACTGTGTTCTTCGATCTTGGCTATTGATTCCGGTTTAAGAACATCCGTACCGCTGAACTTATCTTCTACTTCGGGAACGGCACACAAAATCTTCCAACCTTGCGGTTTGGGGAGTTGTGTGGCTTTTTGGTCACTTACTTCTTCAGTCATCGTTGTCATCTGATTCCTCAGCTCTTTTTGCAAGGTCGAGTAAATGGGACTCTGCTAGCGCTAGACCTTGAATAATGCCGCAAAGTTTTTGGTACTCTTCAAAAGTGCGGCATGACCCACCAGCGCAGTCATCTGCGTAGGTATTCATGTCGTCCCTAATCTTTTTGCGTAGAACGTCTACGAACGAAGTTATCACTGTTTGCTACCTCCTTTAGTTTTAGATTTGTTTAGCCGAAGTGTGCTGTGGGATTTGGCTATATCAATGCCAGTCCGAGCACTTTCTAAGTCAAACCGAGCCTCGGCTTCTTCCTGCTTCATACCCGCCATCTCAGCCTTGAGTATCAATTCACCGGCTTTTAGCTGTGCGTCAGTCTGCATTTGCTGGGCTTTAAGGTTGGCCTCCATCTGATCTTTGGCAGCTTTACGCTGAATCTCTGCCTGCTGTAAGCCAAGTTTCTGCATCTCGACCTGCATAATCGGATCCTGCATCTGCTCTTGAGCCTGTGCTTGTGCAGCCTCGGACTGGTGTTGCGCCAGTACGATCTGAGACCCTTCCGCCACCATACGAGACAACTCAACCTCAGCCTGCTCTGGCAGCTTCTCATCTGGATGTGGCAACGGAACCCCGATGGCATCCTGAACCTGACGACGGTACGCGTAAGCCAAGTGTTCGGCAATATGTGCCTGAGCTGCCGCCATGATCTGCGTAGCCATTGGAGACTGACCCACCATGGCTTGAATAGCCGGATCTTGTATCATATTGGTGTGCGCCGTGATATGGGCGTTGTGGTCCTGATACATAAACGCCTTAACTGGCTTTAGCCTCAGCATGTTCATGTTTTCAGATAGCGGGTCTGTTGGCTTCTCATCATCGATACTTGGCACAAGCTTGGCTACGTTCTTAATACCCAACACCTCCAGCATCTGCCGGTGTAGCGCGGGGATGTCGTATACCTGTGGTGCTTGTTGAGAAAGCTGCAGCACGGCTTGGTACTGTACGATCCGCTGGGACATCGTTGCTGCATTGGGGTCTGATACAGGGATAACCTCGACCATGTTGTAGTCGCTGGCCTTAGCCCGTGGCTGTCCATCTTCCGGCTCGTAGTCGTAACTGTCGTCTGTGTAGTCACGAATAATAGTAGCGAGTAACTTCAGCTCTTGCTTAAATGCATAATGCACCCGAGCCTGAACAGCCGACATCACCTTGAGCATACGCTCTAACAACGCCAACGTCGTACCCACCGGAGCTTGCGCGGACATATCGCTGATCTTCATGTCAGCCGTTGCGGCAAAGCGACGACCTTCATCAACGATGGTGTTCAATAGGTTATATAGCGTCTGCGATGGCTCTTTATATGGCAGCGGCAAGATGTTGTCACGAATAGCACCGGAACCAACGTCTACATCGCGGAACTCACCCGGAGCAATTGGAGTGTCGTCACCCTTAATCCGCAGGCCACGAGACTTCAGACCGCCCGGAAGGTTTGATAACGTACCCGCGTCAACAAGTTGTCGGATGATGCTGGTTGCGGACTTAGCAAACCCACCGATCAAGTGAAAGAGACCAAAGCCATACACCCCAAACCCGGGGATGTATACGTAATGCACGAAGTGATTACGCTTTTGTTTTGTCTCATCATCTTCGTAGAAGTTACGGCGGATAGCCAAAATCTCGCCCGTTCCCTCCATTACAGTCACCACATACGGTAACGCAATCCCTGTTTCTTCTCCGTCGTCTTCATCTTCATACCCGGGCAGATCAAGATTTACGTGCATTTCATAAATGATGTAGCGGT